GGGTGTATTAGCTTGAGCTTGCCAGTTGTCGAGCTGGTTTTCGAGGTTATCTCGGAACTTCTGAATGGCAACCGGATCGTTGGACTGGATCGCCGCGTGCATCTGGTCGACCGTATCGCTCAGCAATTTGGCTTGACCAGGCCCCATGCTGCTGATCTCTTGGAGCGTCTGATGCTGCTCAACCTGCTTGCTGATTGCTTCAGCACCGGCTCCCAGCGCTCCTAATCCGCGGCCGATGTCCTGGCCGGCCTGTCGAGTGTACTGGGCCTGTTCGTTGGTCAGTCGGGAAATATTGCGGGCGCCCTGTTGAAGCGCTTGGATGCCTTCCTCAGAAGGCTGTACCCGAACGCCGGACGCCGCCTGACGCCCTTGGATAACGGTAAACTCAGGTATGGCCGGCATCGCTCACTCTAAGTTTGAACGATTCTCCATTTGCTTCTTTGCAAATCATGGCAGTCAGCAAAGCATACAGTTCCTCAGAATTTTCCTTATCTGTCACATGCTGTGCTAACACCTCTTTTGGAAGGATATCGAACGCGATCTTCATCGCTTCTTGTATGGTCATGGGAGGAACGGGATCACCGCTGCTGCACCTTTGGCGATACCACCCAGTAACCCGAGGAAGCCTCCGGTATCAGCAGCCCCGGCCGCAGCTTGAGCAGCTTTTGCAGCTGAAGTAGCTTGAGCAGCTTCACCCTGCAGGGTTGTCTGTTGAATTTGGTAAGCGTTCTCCTGAATAGCTCCCTGCTCCCCGATCACGGCCGACGCCACGCCACCCATCATGGCGTTCTGCTGCATGATGTACTGCTCCGATCCACTGAGCCCCAGATTGTTCGCAGCGGTTGCAGCTACGACTCCAGCTTGGGTCTGCCGCAAAGAACGTGCATTCATGTATTGCTGAAGCGCGACGTTCTGCTGCTCAATCGTCAGGTTTTGACCCGCGATCTGTGATGCCTGGGAATAGAGGTTTGCCTCTTGGGTATATCCCTGAGCAGCAGCTCGATCACCGGCTGCAGTTGCCTGCCCTTGGATAAGCGAGCCGATGCCGCCGGCTATATCCCCTGCAGCCCCAATGGCCGGCCCGGCAAAAGAGGGAAGCGTAGGCATCAGCGTTCTTCTGTTTCAGCGAACGGTGTAATGTTGTTCAATACAAATGGGTATGGACCCGTGATATTGAGAACGAGCTGACCGTCCAGGCTCTCATCGGCATTAACCGTGTCTTGCCAAATACCGTGAAATCGAACATTGTTGGGGTTGGCTGGACCCCCAGGATACTGCCGAAAGACCATTGGGTATGCCAGCTGATCATCAACTCCAATCATCACCTCGTTGTTATAGCCGACTGCGACGTGTGCCGACGCTTGATACGGTCGACGAAGTTCTCCTACAGCCATCCCGGTCGGGGTGCGAGCCTCGTCCTGGACATCTTGGCGCAGCAATTTGACCGTCGAGATATATTTCGACCCAATTAGAGTTGGGAGCGTACCCAATCCCTGGATAAAGCAAGCGCCATTGGTCCCTGATTGAACTACTTGAGTAGCGAGGTATGCCCGAGTTCCCAAGCCGCCAGGATCTGAACCGTAAGGCACAGTAACAGCGCCATTAAACACGGGGAAATCCCCAAAATAAATACCGGCCACGTATACAGAAACAGTGGACGGTTGGTACCAGAGCCCCAAAAAGTACATGTTCGCGCCGTCTTCAACAGCCGAAAGGCCCACGAATATAGTCGGCTGAATCGCATTAGGCTGATAAAGACCGGTGGCTGCTCCGTCGAGGTGCCAGGCATACACATCTCCAATAAGAGGGTTGTAGGAAGGCATCAGGATTTGGCGGTAGAATGTACCCGAGAGAAAGCCCGTGCCGGTCGTGATTGCGAGAGCTTCAATAATTGTCCCGCCTGGACCAGGATACGCACTTTCCGAAATCGATGATACGAAGGGTGCGACCCCGGATAAAGAATGCTGATGCCATCCGTGGAAGTCGGGGGGCTGGTTAAGGAACCGGCTTGTGCGGCGATACGTGCAGCCACTGAGGCCACCACTGAAAGTCCGTGCCCAGATGACGGGGACGGTGTTGGCCGTGTATGCGAGTTTGCTGACGAAGTTGCTGACTGTCCGTGCGTGAGCATTGATCGGCAAAGCTCCTAATCTCTGCGAAAATGTATCCGCAAGATATTCCAATATGATGTTGCCGTACCGCTCGATGAAGATGTAGGACAGCCCGGCATGAACCGGCTGCGCAAAATAGCTGCCAAATTTAGTTACTCGATGCGCCTGCATCGTGGTCGGCGTCAGGATATTGTTGTTAGCAGTTGAGGTAATCAGCCATTCCTCAGCCTGGGTCCCCAGCACGATACCCTGTTGATCCGGCGCCATCCAAACAGCCCGGTTGTTCGAAGGCGACAAAATGGAGTAGGAGATTGCACTGCTGTCGAGAACATTGCCGTTAAAGTCGGTCGGGCGAAACGAAGTAGGCAATTGAACCTCGCTTGCATCCACCTCGTTCGGTACGGCTCCTGTAAGCCACAGCCGGCCCTCATGAAAGGTGCCACAGCTCGGCCAGACATTGGCTGTATAGACCCCTAGGGTAAAGGTGGTGATCCCTAAACCGTTGGTGGCTAGAAGAGTAAAATTACTGAGATCGACCGAGACGTGAGTGTTGTCGATAAAGGCCGTGATCATGGTATCGACCCACTGAATAAGACCGAGGTCGATTGCCCAGAATGTCGGGCTCAGATCAGGCTGCTTACCCGCAGTCGGCGTCCCATTTATAAAGAAGTACGAAACGTTTTGCCACATGACCGTAGAGCCGGCCGAATAAGTCGTCCCAGAATTATAGGGCGGGGGCTGTGAGAGCAATCTGATTGCCCGACCGGCATCAGTTGCTAAGAACCCGGCACCTCCGTTCGGCTGAACCGGCCCAGATGAAGTCAGCGTAACGATCCCCGTCGCCGCTGAAACAACTCCATTTTGGTCAAAAGAAAACTCCTGATAAGGCCCCTGGAAGTACGGATTTGTCACACTGAAGGACGGCCATGTCGTAGAGGTACCGGGTACCGTCAACGTTAGAACAGCCGGCTGGGCACCAAGGCAGAAAAAGTAGCACTGAAGCTCGTTATTAAATGTCGAAATAAGCGGACAAATATTGAACAATTGCGCAACCGTGGTCCACTGCGGCACACTAAACGCAGCAATCTTGCCAATGTGGACGACAGCCGGGAGTGTTCCAGGGAGCGTTGAGCCATCAATTGGAATGCTGTAGTGGGTACTATTAATCTGGGTAACTTGCAGTTGACGATTCAGAATGGGAGCCCAATCGGTAGTGCCGTTGAGCATCCCGGCTCCAATTTGGATCAGCACAATATCCCCGGTATTCCAAGTTACCGGTGCAACAAGTGTAAGGACCGCTGGGAACGTAGGTGTTATGGCAGTAACAGTAGTTGGGAACCCAGACAGAAGGGGTTGGTCTCCTTGCCACAAACGAAGAACGCTGCCCTGTCCTAGGGAAACCGAGATCTCAATGTCATAGATTGCCTGGCCCGCGATATCCCAAGAGAAGTTGACCCCAAATTGACCGTTCGGGGTCGGGCCACACATGCGGGTACCCGAGCGCCTAACCCAGGACCCTTCTTCCTGGGGCATCCCGTTGCGACTTTGATCAAGCGCAGTCTTGTACTCAGGAAGATCAAGCCGACCTTGTGCCGATGGGCTCCATTCTCCACCCAAGAAATTTGATTGGGTCCAACTGCTGCGAGCCATATCTCATAGGCGGCATGTTAAGAGGTCGTCGACCGGGGGCTCGACAGAGCCGGCTTCGATTGCGTTGATCTTAAGCGCATCATCCATTGTTTCATCATGAATATCCTTGGCCCTCTGGAACAAATCAATACGCCCGGTCTGTAGTATCGGTTGGGCTGCTCGAGCAATCGAGGCTGCAAAGGCTTCGCAGAACAAATCGTCCATTGCGAACACGTCGGTTATATCCGCTACAAAACGATAAATGATAGGCTTAGTGTCCTGCGTTACAATGAAGCCACCCTCGAGCTCGCGGTCATCGTACCATACGCCACCTGACGGGGCGCCCAACCATCCGATGTTTCCGTGCTTTGGATCTGACGGGGCTTCCCGGAGACAGTTTGCCGGCAATTTGTAAGCGTTCAAAGTCAATGTGTCGTCTACCGGACCACTCGTGATCGGGTAGTTGATCGGCATCGTCGAAAGGGTGCCAGCAATATATTGCCAGCCGTTCGAGAAGGCCCGCGGGCTCGGTGAAACTATGTTGGTCCATGTACCAACCCACATCGTCATCGGCAGCCAGTACGCAAATAGCTGGTCCGTCACCGGGTTCTGCCCCGTGTTCGCGACCAAACATTGATAAACCTGGCTGTCTGAGCCCCATGCGTGATCTCCCACAGAGTATGGATTAGTCGAATTCCAAGTGAGTAATGCGTCGGACTGCACGAGATCCGGCTGATTGCCGATGTTGAGGTCAACCGTGCTTTGATAAACCTGCGCTCCCAAAACTTCAGTGCCTGCCGATATTCCCAACAGCCACAGTCCCAAAGGTGGAAACGCTGCCAGCTGGCCCTGTGCGTAGGTAATACCGGCGTCCCAAGGGTCAGCAAGCAGCGGACCGTTTGGTGCGTTGGTGCCGGCCGGCTGAACTGTCGACGAGGGGATGTTCGGGGGCCTATTTGCAGTTGTCACGGTAGCTCGGAAAACCAAATAGGTGCCGTCGCCTTTTGGTAGGTACGTCAATTCCCCCGTATGATACCCGACCGTTCCCGGTCCAGCTCCATAAGGAGTAATCCCAATACCTACCGGGGTCTGTGGGAGGTACGGGTTTATATCAATCGCTTGCAATAGGGGTGGCGTCGGGGTTGGAATGTTCCACGGCGTCACGGTAAGCGGCCCGAAATACTGCTCCCATCCAGAGCTGGGCTGGCCCGGTGTCCCACCCGCATTTTCGATTGTCGCAATGTAAAGAACACCCTGGTAGGATACAATTGATCCTGCTTCGTATATGTCGGCCGTCCAAGCTGCGGGTGACAGCAAGACCGTAGTAGTGGCAACTGGCCGAAGAGCCGCCCGCCGCGTAGCAAATGTCCATACGTGTCTCCGCAGCATTGCTCGACGGATCTTGTCGTAGAGAAAGCCGGCCTCGATCGCCCCAGGAGAAAAGTCCATAAGCGTCTGGATACGCGGTACCTCAAGGATCTGCAGAGCCCGATTGATGATATCGACCGGGGCTCCATACTGGCTCATTGATCAAACATTCCTGCTCGTGATTTACCAAGCTGCTCCCAAAGATCATCGGATATCTGCTTTGCCCAAGTCGGGTCTTCAGCAAACCACTCCGTCATCATCGCCTCGATATCAGCGATAGGTGGCAATTTGGCTTTCGGAGGAGCTGCAGCTTGATCGACACTTTGTCTACCAAGGTGCTCGACCGACGGCGCCGGGTGTGGCCTCTTCATCACTTACCTTCCTTGTGGTTGCTGCTGTTGCTGCGGTCGCGGTGGCTGCTCGAGCACCCGAGCACTCTTCAACATCTCTTCAATCGGTTCGTCACTGGCAGCCTCGATCGTCTGAATGATCTTAGCCAAAGCAATTCGAGCTTCATAACGCTGCTCAGCCAATTGTCGCTTTTGCATGTTTTGGGTCAACATCTCAGCCAGTCCGTCGACACACATCTTAGCTGCCAAGGCGTCACAGAAGAGCGGGTCCATCAGAGTGACATCCATCACGTTGCTGGCGTAACGCAATATCACTGACGGCTGTCCGGTCACCAGGTTGCCGCCCTCAATGGAGTAATCGGTTGATTTGATACCTCCCGTGACCGCTTGGGAAAGCTGATTTGGCTGCCGCGGGTTCTGATCCGCAAGCCGAACAAAGTCAGTGGGGAGACTAAACTTATTGCGGGTCAGCTGGTTCTGATAAACCACCGTGCCT